CACCGCGCAGTGGACTGACCTCGCGGCCATGCTCGCCGCCTCCACCGTGCTTGGTGCAGGACTGAGCGGAACCTTCAACCTGGGCAGGCGTGACACTGGTATAGCGGCAGAGCGTGAACTGCTGGACCGCGGTAGAGCAGCTAGAGCGTCTGAGCGCGAACTGATGGAACGCATCAAGCGCGACGACCCCAATCTGTACGACGAACTCAATCCTGAACAGGGCCTCGATCCTGCTAACCGTGGACCAGAGCCTACGATCCCCGGAGAGGGGTCAACGGTGATCGGTGGTGAGGTGCCTGAAAGTTTAGGCGCTGCCGCTACCGGAACTGGTGGTCGCCCTGTGCGCGTCTTAGATGACCCCGCAGGACCTATCGGTGCAGAAGAGGCAAAATGGATCGACATGGCGGACAACTGGCGGCATCGCGGTACCTTCCAAGATCAGAAGGACATCGACGTGCAGGCTTGGTACGGCAAAGTCTCCCTCAATGCTTTGGGAGGCTTCTCGGCGAACAACTTCTTCGCCCTGTACGGGTCCAGGAGTGCCGTGGCCAACTGGGTCGCAGGCAACGTCTTCGAGAGCCCTAATGGTATGGGCCGTGGTACGTCCACAGCATCCGTGCTGATGGAACAGTATCATCGCCAAATCCAGACGCACATCGGGCCGCAGTTCATGGACGACTTAGCAGCCCAGTGGGCTCGTGAGACCAAGGTGCCAGGAGGCGATAAGACCTACTCCTGGGGCAACTCAGGCCACAGCATTTCCGCGGCAGGCAAGCGTGCCTTCTCGCGGGAAGTCATGCTGGAGTTGAGTGATATGCAACTGGGTGTGGCCGGGTCTAGGCATCTATCCGTAATCGAGGCAGCGCAGAGGTACGACGCTGGTTCCAAGCAAGCCTTCAACATCCTACAAGGTAAGGAAGGCCAGTATTCCGTCGATGGCTTCGACCCCAAGACGGGGACCAAGCCCAAAGACGGACATATGCCCTACAGGCACGACGGCTTCGCAGCCAACAAGCTGATCAAGCAGGGCGTGACCCTCAAGGAACTGGAAGCAGGCATGTCTGCCGCCTACCAGTCTGCGGGCATCACGAACGTAGCCGACGCGGACGCTATCGCATCGGCGGTTCTGGCTCGCTCACGGGCGGCTGACTTTGAACTGGACACCTCTATGTCTACGCTTCTATCCGGCGACGGACGGGAGTTCCTACAGAACGCTCTCCGTGATAACGGACTGAGCGAGCGCAAGATCGCCAAGCTCATGAAGCGCCTCATCGGAGAGGTCGAGGAACGGGGTAAAGAGAGCTTCGCCAAGAGGCGGAACGAACTGGACCTGAACATGGACATCCCCAACGCCAAGGGGCTCGACATCAAAGTTGTCGACCTCATGGAGCAGAACATCCACCGCAGCTTCCAACGCTACTCACGATCAGTATCCGGCGCAGCCGCACTGGCCCGCCAGGGTATCACCAACCGAGCCACGCGCTCTACGGTGATCAAGGCGATGCAAGCAGAGATGCGGGCATTGGGTGAGGACGCCATGGAGAAAGACCTGCTCGATGCGATGTTCTCGCACTTCAACGCTGGCCCCGTGTGGGGCTACTCCAATGGCAAGACCAACAAGGGCATCGGCGTCGAGGCTGCTACAGCCAAGCGGATGGCCAACCTGGGCCTGCTGGAGAAGCTGGGGATCACTCAGCTAGGCGAGACAGGTGCGACGATCATACAGGTCGGCGTCATGAACTTCTGGCGCAGGGGTCCTATGATCCTGTGGGATGCTGAACTAAAGGCATCGCGCTCGAAGCTGCTCAAAGAAATGGAGTACGTTGTTGGACAGTCCGGTAATGACCATCGCATCTTCGCGGAGTGGCTGGACCTCGACGACGTGTCGAAGTCTGACCAAGCCAAGTGGTGGGGCGAAGCTGGCATAGACGCGCTGTCTACGGCAACGCAGAATATGTCCTTCATCCAGAACTATACCAACGGCTTCAACTTCGTACGCAGTCAGCAGCAACAGATCGCTGTAGCGGGCATCGCGGACAAGATATTCCGGTCACTCAAGGCCGGGAAAGTAGACGATGTACGCGCCCGCTTCGGAAGTGATTTGGGCTTGTTCGATGATCAACTCGATGCACTACTTGGACTGATCGACGACGGGACCATTGTGTTCCATCCGCGTGGCTTCGTAGACGAACTGAACCTAGAGAAGTGGGACCACAACTTGGCCGACAACTTCGGATCAGCCGTTACACGGAGTATGAACCAGAACGTGCAGAAGAGCATGGCTGGCGAACAGGACGCATGGATGCACACAGGCTGGGGCTCGATCATGACACATCTCATGACGTTCCCTATGCAAGCGTTCCAGAAGCAGTTCATCCGTAATGCCAAGCACATGGATCAGCAAGCAATCGCTGCCATGGCTATGGGGTTGATGACTGCTATGCTTGCCATCAAGGTGCGCGATGCTATAGATGGCCGCGACGATACTTTGGAAGGCCAGATGAGACGGGCGTTCAACTACAACAATATGACATCTTGGGCACCAATGATTTGGGACCCCGCGATGACTATTCTTGGACAGGACGACTACCGCATGGCTGGCTATGGTGATCATAACTCAGTGGTTCCACCGACGTTCACGCAGGCCGATGCACTTCGACGTGTACCGGGCGCGCTGTTCAGTGCGGCCACGGGCGACTTCGACTACTACGACCGGCAGGCTCTCAAGGCCCTACCGTTCGCAGGCACGTATGTCGTATCTCGGATGTTCGATAAGCCAGATACAGAGTAATAACGGGGCCGGTAGCAATACCGGCCTCTAACCTATGGAGGGGCGCATGCCCTACAGCAAACAAACCTTTCCGTACACGGGAGGCGCACGAACCTTTACTATCGCCCTCGCCATGGGTTACATTGAGACAGACGACATCAGAGTATATGTCGTCGGTGAAGTCGATGGCGGAAGTAACCAACTATACCGGACATTTACGTTCGACAGCGAGTTCGTTGTCAACGTAACGGAGGAGATTGATAATCCCAGTTCGGTTGTGGTCGAGCGCACGGTCAGCCCGAGCGCCTTCGACATCGACTTCACGACGGGTTCAGACATCACACCCGCTAACCTGATGACCGCGTTCAAGCAGAACTTCATGCTCATGCAGGAGATACTGGATGGGCGCGTGGACGACATCGACGTTGCGGCCCAGGCGACACTAGCTGCCGCGTCGGCCACAGCAGCCGCTGCCAGTTCAACATCAGCGACCGCATCAGCAGCCGCAGCCGCGGCCAGTGCCGCAGCTATCGATGCAGCCGAAGTCATCGTACGCGATGGCTCGATCCCATTCACTGCCACGATCACTGGTGTTGCCCCGACCTCTGACTTGCATCTCGCGACGAAGAAGTATGTGGACGATACAGTGGGCGGTGGCGGTGCTATGCTGCTGGACGGTACGGCACAGATGACCGCAGCTATGCTGTTGGTCGCCGCCTCGCCTACGCTGGACGACCACGCCACGCGCAAGTTGTACGTGGATACGGCCCTTGCCCTCAAGGCAACCCTGGCCAGCCCGGCGCTGACCGGCAACCCGACCGCTCCTACGCAGACGGCTGACGACAACTCCACCAAGATCGCGACTACCGCGTACGTGGACACAGCCATTGGTAGTGGCGGCGACTGGACCTTAGTCGAGACCCTATTCGATTGGGCAGTCGACGGAGACACGCACGAAGTCGAGACGAGCACGCTCGTGGACGGCTACGAGTACGCCATCTTCGTGGACGCTGTTGGCAACAACAACGCCGGTACAGCCTACCTGTCCATTGACTTCTCCCGAGAGACCGGTGGCTATGATGGCCTCAGTCGCAATGTGTGGCACATCGGGACAGCTTCTGCGGACGTACTGGACGGCATCATCTACTTGCCGACCGCTCGTCTGGCTGTTGCCAACCACTACGCCCACGGTCAGTTGAAGAATGACGGTTCGCATCAGACTTCAGACGGCACGCATACCGCTTCAGGAGGCGTGTTCAAGCTGAACAAGGTCAAGATGCAAGTTAACGTCGGCAACATGGAAGAGGGCGAGTTGTTCCTCTACAGAAAGGCTCTGTAATGGCACAGGCATTCAAATCAATCACCGTCTGGGAGGGCGACGTGGAAGTGCGCAAGCGCGTACCGCTCAGCCGCTCCGAGCAAGCGGAGTTCGACAGTCTTCCGGTGAAGGAGCCGGAAGATGCCGTTGTCTTGGCCCTGCGGGACATCGCGGATGATCTTGGTGCACAAGCCAAGGCCAAGGTGGAGGCGCGGTTAGGCCCGCGAGCTTCGCTCTGACCGCTCCTAAAGAAGACCCCGGATACGCGCGTCTCCTCCTAATGGTGGGGGAGATCGCTGGGGACGTGAAGAACCTGTTGACCAGAAGTGTCGAGCAAACCGAGCGGATGAACCGCATGGAGAGCAGACAGGACACCGTCAACGACGACCATGATGCACGACTACAGGGCCTTGAGCGTATGCGGGGAAAGCTCCTTGGCATCGCTTGGCTGCTGCCTGTCGTGATCACCGTCGCTGGCCTATTGCTAAGGGAGTTCTTCCATGGCTAAAGGCGCAGCAACAGAGCAAGTGATGGGCGACCTCCACGAAAAGGTCGCTACAGTCTTCCTGCGTATCCTCAAGAAGTATGAGGGACGTATGGACGCCGCGGACGCTGCACGGGAAGCCGAGGACGAGTTGGCGAATACGCTGCTCACCGAGGACGTGAACCCGGCGATGATGTCTGCGATTACCAAGTTCCTGAAGGATAACTCCATCGAGTTCGATACGGAGGAAATCCAGAAGCTAACCGATACCGAGCAGAGGCTCAACGCCCGCCGACAGAAGCGGGGCAACCTAGTTCAACTCGGGCAGCTTGCGTTAGTCGAACCACATGAGTGACAGAGACCGAGTGTTCGGGGAGGGAGAGGCATGGGCGGAACTGAAGCTACTCCAGGCGGAGTACGCTACCTTCCGTCCATTCCTTTTCGACGTGATCGAGGGCCTTATGGGCTTCACGTGCACGGCACTCCAAATCGACATCGCGGACTACCTTGAGACTGGCCCCACCAAGCGCATGATCCAAGCGCAGCGGGGACAGGCCAAGACCACGATCACCGCCGCGTACGCTGTGTGGCGACTGATACACGACCCAACGACCCGCGTGTTTATCATATCGAGCGGCACCGACATGGCCCAGGAGATCAGCGGATGGATCATCCAGATCATCAATGGCATGGAGGAGCTTGCATGCATGCGCCCCAACAAGGTGCACGGCGACCGGAGTTCGGTCAAAGCCTTCGATGTGAACTACGTCCTCAAGGGACCAGAGAAGTCACCGAGCATCGCCTGTGTCGGCATCACGTCGAACTTGCAGGGGAAGCGTGCGGACCTACTGATCGCGGATGACATCGAAAGCGCCAAGAACTCCATGAGTGAGACGCAGCGCGCGAGGCTCGTGCACTTGTCACGAGATTTCACGTCTATCTGTTCCGTGGGCGAGATCATCTACCTGGGAACGCCCCAGAGCATCGACAGCGTGTACAACGGCCTCTACAGTCGAGGCTACCAAATCCGGGTCTGGCCCGGCAGGTACCCGACCGAAGAGGAGGAGCAGAACTATGGTGATCGACTGGCTCCGTCGATCCGCGCAGCAATGGAAGCTAACCCTAAGATACGCCATGGCGGTGGCCCTATGGGCGACCGTGGCAAGCCTACCGATCCGGTATTGCTCAACGAGCAGCATCTTCTGGATAAGGAGATTGATCAGGGCAAAGCCTACTTCCAGTTGCAGCACATGCTCGACACCAAGTTGTCGGACGCAGACAGGTTCCCGCTGAAGGCCGAGAAGATCATCTTCATGGCCGTCAACCACGAGCGCCTGCCGATCTATATCAACTTCCAACCGGACATGCACTCTCGGATCATTCCTCCTATGGACTGGCCGATACAGCAGATGTACTATCGTCCACAGAGCTTCGGTGAAGAGTTCACCGGGTACAGTGGCACGCATATGTTCGTCGATCCGGCGGGTGGTGGACAGAACGGCGATGAGACGGCTTACGCTGTCACACGCCTACACGTAGGCCGCGTCGTCCTGGTGGACGTAGGCGG